TAGAACAGCTTGATATGGAAATGTTTTACGCATTAGTAAGAGTTATAAACAAGAAATACGATAATTGATATGGCAAGAACATTTAAGAAAACCGATTTAGCAATAGACAATAGTCAAGTTAGGGAAGTTGTTAAAGAATTAAAACAGTATGGTAAAAAAGATGTTCTAAAAACGTTGTCTAAGTTCCACAGGGAAATAGCTAAAGAACAATTAGCAGATAGCCGTGTATTAGGTCGTAAACAACAAATACCAAAAGCTAATCGGTCTGTTATGGGTATTACTGCTTCTGGTACAAGAACAGAAGCAAAAATTAACATTAAAACATCACAACGTAATCCGTCAGCACTTACATTAGAATTTGGTCGTAGGTTTCAATATGTACCAACAAGGGGTGGTGGTACTAGGGCAATCACACAAGCAGAAGTAGGTAGGTTGCCACACTCACGACCAAACGCAAAGTTTCCATATAGACGTTGGATTGGTAACCAACATCAACGTGGTGATAGTTCATTTACCAAACTAGGCAAAGAGGGTTACGTAGTTGGTAGAACAATTAGTAAAAACCAAAAAGAAATACTTGAAACATATAATGATAAAATGTTTGACGCATTAGTTAAGGCAATAAAATAATGGCATTTGAGAAAAAAGTATCAATAGCAATAATCGGTAAAACCGATCAGTTTGTTAAATCATTAACAAAAGGACAAAAAGCATTACAAGGTTTAGGTAGTGTTGCAGCTGGAATAGGTAAAGCAGCAGCAGTTGGTATAGGTGCTATTGGCGTTGCAGCAGGTACAGTTGGTAGAGAATTAGTTGATTTAGCTTCAGACGCAGGTGAAGCACGTTCTGCATTTGAAACAACATTTGGGGACGCATTACCACAAGTATCTAGTTTTGTAGATGAATTTGCAAATAAAGCTGGTTTAGCAGCATTTGAATTAGAGGGACTACTAACAAATACAGGTGCAGTATTACAAGGTATTGACTTTACAGCTGAAGCGTCTGGTGATTTAGGAACAAAACTTGCTGCATTAGCTGGTGATGTTGCTTCTTTTGCTAACGTACAGGGTGGTGCACAACCAGTTTTAGAAGCATTTACTAAATCACTTCTCGGTGAAAATGAATCACTTAAAACTTATGGTATTGCTATTTCACAAGCTGAAGTAGAAACAAAAGCGTTTGAAATGACAGGTAAGAGTTCAAGAACTGAACTTACTAAACAAGAACGTGCATTAGC